AGGTTGTACTACCATAGCCCATGGAAGTTCTTCGTCTTTGATTGCTTGTTCATCATTATGTTCGTTATAAATTCTGACTTTAACACGACCTGATTTAGTAGGATCATCTTCAAAATTTCTAACTTCTGCAATATAAAACATTATCCCTGACCTCCACCGCCACGTTTGAACGACGCCTTAACAACTCTTAATATCATTGTGCAGTTTGGTGGTTCTGCCGCAACCCTATACTTTGTTCTTATAGCAACCACTAGACATTTTCCATTAAACTGAGATTCACCTTCTTCCCAATTGCTATTAGATTTCTTAGGTATGTCCAGTTCAACCATAGATCCTAAAGTAATTTTAGGGTTATAGTAAACTTCTAATTCTGCTGAGTTCTGCGCTAAATGAGCCAAAAATGCTGCTCTTTTTGTTTTGGCCTCAGAAGTTGTATGTTTATCTTTGTTATTCGCTTTATCATGTATATATCTTACAGGAGCAGATTTAGCATAAGAAGGAGAACTGTCATAAACTCCTTGATTGTCAGCAAACTTAAATTTATTTCGTTTTTGTGTGTTTGTTGCAACAACCTTATGAGTTGTTAAATCTACAGCATACTCTTCGGTTTTATCCAATGCTCTTGGGCCAGCATCAAAGTTCTTTGATGGTTTAAACCACATTATAGAATTTTGTCTGTCTTGTTGATTTGCCTTAGAAAAATTTAGATTTGTAGTTTGTCTTAATTTGACTACTGGAGACTTCTCGAATAATTCTTCAAATGTTTTGAATACATATTTGTGTTCACCATTACTGTCTCCCTGTTGAAAAAGAGCAAATGTAGAAGATTCATATTTCTCTGAAACATGTTCCGTGTTCATTTTTTTCAATGCATCTAAAGGATGCATTTTAGGAATAACAATTCTACGATTTCCTTTAGTGTCAGCTTTTTCTATTTTTCTTTTGGTCTTAAATCCTTCTTTAAGGATATGTTCAACAACTTCGCTTGTTTTGCCTTTGAAACTTTTTTCAATATGATTACCCTGAGCATTTAAAAATTCTGGAGAAACACACCTAATATCATATTGTTTGTGGTGACCTGAACCGAAATTGTTTTGTGATTGGTCGTTAAGATTTTTATTTTGGAACATTTTGAATTTGAAATTGCCACCGCCACCGGCACTAAAAATACTATCATCTCCTGAAAATCTTATTTCAACGTCCTGATCATAAGAACCGTTGATTCTGTTTTGGCCCAATGAATCGGATGGGTCCATAACTCTGACCTCTCCAACAGGACCATATGGGTTCAATATATCTTCATATACGTTGAATCCAACCAATGAGACCTTTTTGTCCTTGGTTAGTTCCATATTTCCTATTTTAACATTGGATATCTTAATATCGCCAGCAGCCATGTTATTCGCTCAATAAATCTGTTAAGTTGTCAACTGCTACTTGTTTCAATCTACTATCCAAAATTCTGATAGTTTTATTAAATTCATTTTTATCCTCTTCATATTGCAAATAAGTAATTGGCTTCCAATATATTTCTTCATCCACAGGTATATTTGAAGAAACTACAGTTGAAGTAGTAAAGACTGTATTCACTGAACTTTCAGAACCATAGATATAGCTGTTTGAAGTTATAGAAACTTCTGCGCTATTTTTATAGACTCCACTGACATGACATATAGAAACTAAATTATTAGATACTGATAATACCTGACCTCTACCATAGTTTTCAGTATCAAAATTGATATAACAAATTTCGTCTTTGATAAATGAGGTATTACTAACATTATATTGTACAATTTTATTTGTATTAGTTTTCCAGTCTATTTGTTTTCTTTTATATGACATAGTTTTGCCATTGGTACCGATTACAGGCTCCCAATACCTTTGTTGTCCAACGGTCAACGCATTGTATCCACCAATTGTTATTTGATCGCTGTCCGCCCAATTGTTCATATAATGTTTGACTTTAGTTTGAGCGTTATAATACGAACCATATTTCTTATCTAGAAAATCAACCATTTCTCTTTCGTGTAAATACCACTCATAATATGGATCTACTATTTTATTAACAATGTAAATGATCCAGCTTTTATACTGATCTTCGTAATATCTAGCACTTAGTTGATCTGGTCTCTCGTTATCAGTAATCTCATAAGGATAATACACAAATGGTATGTTTTCAATTTTATCTAAAACTGTGACACGTCTAGTAATATCTATAGCCTGATTATTGGCATAGGTGATTACAGGAAATTTGTCGAAATATCTTTGTGGCATTTCTTGCTCTTTTATGTAATTTCTTCAGAAGTCCAAAGTTGGATTTCTTTCAATTGTAATGTTAGATTTATTATTGTTGGTGCGCCGCTTTTAAAGAAAGATGGAGTACCAGAACCATTATAATCTACTTGCACTGAAATGATCGCACATGGCTTCAGTTTAAACAGATACTTTTCTGGCTTAAATGAGACCAGAGCGATTTTAGGATACTTTTGTAACCCCCAAGCACTACCAATACTAGGTAATGCAGCCTTTTTACATTCTTTTATTATACTCAATAATGTATCAGATTCGCTTTCGGTATTTGGCGCCAAAGTCCAGCTTAACGTGAATTCTTTGAATCCGGGCCTTTTATACATCATATACATAAATGGACTAACAGTTTCTCCTCCTTGAGAAATACCTGGCACGCCGGTGCCAAACATTCCACCTATTTCTATGCCAGCAAGACCAGCATTAGCAAGAGTATTTAATTGATTAGCTCCAGGTAGATAAGAACCAAGTGTAGTTAATCCTTGTTGAATTGCATTAATGCCGCTCCATTCTTCCCATAAAATAACTTCATTATCATTTAATCTTCTAGGGATTGGTAGTTTGAATCCGCCACCATAAGAGATAGCTCCTAAACCGTTTGATACTAGACTGTATTCATAATTAACAAGACTGATATTCGTGTAAAATCCTCTATTAGACTGAATTAAGTCTTCAGGAAATGTTCTTGATTGTCTGTTAAATCTTCCGGGCGGCTGCGGAAAGTTCTGTGTTAGAGCCATAGTATCCCTTAATCTTGTAATAAATATTACTACTTTACTTTATTTATTTAAACTGTATCAAGATGGCAACATATAAAGGTTACTTTAAACCCATAAACCCTGATAAATACAAAGGCGATTCTTCAAATATTGTCTACAGAAGTAGATGGGAATTTGTGTATATGGCTAGGCTGGATAAAGATCCAGACGTTATTTGGTGGCAGAGCGAAGAGACTATAATTCCTTATAGATCTCCAGTGGACAATAGAGTCCATAGGTATTATCCTGATTTTGTAGTCAGGAAAAAAACTAAAGAAGGTACCAAAACTATAGTAATTGAAATAAAACCTTATGCCCAGACTTTACCTCCAACTATTACTGAAGGTAAAAGAAAGTCTCGGAAATATGTTAATGAAGTTATGACTTGGGGTGTAAATTCAGCAAAATGGAAAGCTGCCAGAGAATTTTGTAGAGACAGAGGTTATGAATTTGAAATCATAACTGAAAAAGAGCTAGGACTCATGTTTTAATGCCAAATACTTTTAATGATCTTCTGAAAGCCAGTTCCAGGGCTATAGCAGACAAATCAACTACAGCCCAAGATTGGTTTTCTTCCTCTGTCGAAGATCTGAAGGCAAATAAAACAAAAGCTGATCCTAATAAAATTTTTAGAAAATCATCTATGCCTTTTATAGGCGGAATGTTTCTTTATCTTTATGATCCCAAATACAAAAACACTTTACCGTTTTACGATATGTTTCCACTGACCCTACCAGTTGAAATGTATCTAGATGGTTTTTTAGGAATCAATCTTCATTACCTACCTCCTTTGGCCAGAATTAAAATATTAAATTCTCTGATAGATTTGACCGATGAAAATAAATATAATAAGAATAAGAGATTAAGTATATCTTATGAGTTTTTAAAAGGTTACTCTAATCAATTAAAAGGCGTTGAAGGTTGCATAAAAAGATATCTTTTTTCGCACGTTAGAAGTTCTTTTCATGAAGTTGACCCTTCTGACTGGGAAAAGGCTGCTGTGTTACCGCTTCAAAGATGGAAAATTAATAGTAATAGAAGATATGCTGGTTCACCACCTTACTAGGAAGAAAAATGCCATTTAACATAAACGCCTATCAAACAAATTTAAGAGATTTTGGCTATCTAGACAATAATGCATTCTCAGTTTTGATACAAACTCCTCGAGTTTTGTCAAACGCTGTTCTTAGTAATCAGGGCACTCCTACAGCCATTTATAAAATTGCTAAAAACATGGAGTTCAGAATAGATCAAGTAAGAGCTCCTGGTATTTCTATAATGACAGCGGATATTAATCGATTTGGTATAGGTCCAACTCAAAAAATGCCAATAAGCGCTCAATTTCAAGAAGTATCTATTTCTATGCTTGGCGATCATTATTGCGAATTTTGGCAATATTGGTATCAATGGACTAGAGCTATTTTTCAATATAACGGTTCAACTGCAAATAATTCTACGCCAAATTATACTGCAGATTATAAAGAAAACTATGCCACCACTATGGTTATTTTCATTTACGACCATTATGGTAACATAGTTCAAAAAATAAATCTTTTTGACGCCTTTCCTACAGCTATCAGAGAATTTCCTCTCTCTTGGGGCGATTCAAATCTTCTAAAAATCAATGTCTCTATTGCTTACACAGAATATACAATAGAAAACTCTTCAATACAGCCAACTAATTCACAACAAAGAACTAATCTATCATCAGGGACTGCAAGGAGCTCTGTGACAATTTAATAATGGAGTATATTAATGTCATTACCGAAAATTGATTATCCTGTATATAAAATAAATGTACCATCTCTGAAAAAAGACTTTCAGTTTAGACCTTTTTTAGTCAAAGAAGAAAAATTATTGTTGATGGCAAAGGAAAGCGATAATTCAGCTGACATCCTTTCTGCTATTAAACAGGTAGTCAATAATTGTTCCGTTGACCCAAAATTAGATGTTAGCAAACTAGCATTATTTGATCTTGAATACATTTTCTTAAAATTAAGATCAGTATCAGTTGATAACATAGTAAAGGTATCATATAGAGATTCAGAGGATAAAAAAGTATATGACTTCGAAATCAATTTAGAAGAAGTTAAAGTCAACTATCCCAAAAAAATGGAAAACAAGATTAAGATAACTCCGCAGTCAGGGATAATCATGAAATATCCTTCAGCTGCGTTATACGATGACAAAGATTTTCTAAATCTAGAAAAAGATTATATGTTTGAGCTAATTATCAGATGTATCGAATCTATCTATTTTGAAGATCAGATTTATGAATGTAAAGATTATAAAAGAGAAGAATTGAACGAGTTTCTTGAAAATTTAAATATCAAGACATTTGAACAAGTTCAAAACTTTCTATTAAATGTTCCCAGAATGGAATATAAGATTTTATACCAAAACGAACTTGGGAACGATCGGGAAATCGTGTTGTCTTCGTTAAATGATTTTTTTACGTGGCGCTGAGTCATAATACGCTATCTAACTATTATGCGACTGTATTTTCTTTGGCTCAGCACCATAAATACTCAATTAGTGAAATAGAATCTATGATGCCCTTTGAGAGAGACATATATGTTCAAATGCTAGTCAACTACTTGAAAGAAGTAGAAGAAGCTAAAAAGAAAACTAACGGATAACAAATGGCCATAGAAGCAGAAGAATTATCGGCGATAACTAGAGGCATTAGAAATGCCGGCATGGAGACTGCAGGCGAGTTTCGTCAAGCAGCCAATGCTAGTAATGCCAATTTAAGTAGAATTGTCAAAGATATTTCTACAACCTTCAAATCACAAAGAGAAGATATTGCGGATCTTCATAATGTGCTTGAAGAGATGGTTTCAGAGTCTCAGCAAACAGGCAATAAAATTGATAGCCTAAATTCTCTATTCAGAGAGTCTTTAGAAATTCAAAATTCTATGCGCACTGAAATTAGTAATGTAACCAGAAACACTCGTACTCTTAGTGGTGATATTGAAAGTCTAAATCGCAATATCATGAATACTAGCAGCAGTGGTTTGCTAGGAAGTATTACTAATCTAAGTTCGGATTTCGCAAAACAATTAGCCACATTAGGTATTGGCGCTGCAGTTGCTGGTGGAGGAATGGCAGCGCTTTCAACCGCTGGTGGTGGCGGTGCAATAGGTCCAGGGGTTGGTGAATCTGGAAGCTCTTCAGAAGCAATGTCTTTCTTCCAATCAAAAGGTTGGTCAAAAGAACAGGCAGCTGGCATTGTCGGCAATCTCCAAGTAGAATCAGGAAAAAGTTTAAGAACTAATGCTGTGGGTGATAACGGTCAAGCATACGGAATTGCTCAATGGCATCCAGATAGACAAGCTAAGTTCCAACAAGTAATGGGAATTCCTATTAGACAATCTAACTTTAAACAACAGTTAGAGTTCGTTCAATGGGAATTAATGAATACTGAAAAACGTGCTGGTCAAATGCTTAAATCTGCTTCTACAGCAATAGAAGCAGCAAGAGCAATCGATTATGGTTACGAAAGATCAACGCATCAACATTTAGGCCAAAGGATGGCTAATGCTGCAGCGTTAGCTAAAAGTTCGCCGCAAGACAATAAAACAACTTCTACGCCTTCTGGTGGCACCACCCCAACATCCACTCCAACAGCCACCCCAGTATCAACGCCTGAAGTCATTCCTTCTGCCAACGATCCTCGTACAGAACGTATAGGTAAAGAAGGCGGCCATGGGCCAATTAGCGGCGTAGCTCATGAAGGTCATGGCCATGGCGAACAAGTTGGCGCTTCTTTGCCTGCAGGAGACGTAGTAGCTCTTGGACATGCTCTAGAAAAAATGGGAATGCGCATTTCTGAACATCCACAATTTGGTGGTGTAAAACCAGTTCATAAAGGCAAAGCTCATTATGAAGGTAGAGCAATTGACATCAATTTCGGAGAAGGTAATGTTGAAGCGAGAGATCCTGTTATGGGAGCCAAGTTCGATCAATTAGCCGAACAATTGACTAGACTTGGATATAAAGTTTATTGGAGAGAAAGCGGACCATACGCAGCAGCTGGTCATAATAACCATTTACATGCTGAAATACCAAAAGGTGGTGCGCCATCGGTTCCAGATACGTATCAAGTAGCAGGAACCCCAGAACAAAGAGCATTACAAGGTGCAACACCAGCAGTAGGAACTACGACATCTATGGCACCTCCTGCAGCATCACCTATGGCGGCTGCAGAACCAGTAGCACAAGCACCCATATCTTCGGGTATCTCAGCTCCTCCAGCTGGCGCAAATATGATGGGTCAAATGATGGGTATGATGCCAGGAATGATGGGAGGAGGAATTGGTGGTATAGTTGGTATGCTTCTACCAATGATTACATCTGCTATTCAATCTGAATTAGTTTCAACGCCATCGATGCCTGCATTAAACGCTCAAATGCTCAATCAAGCAGCAGTAACATCTCAAGCAACAGAACAAACAATACAAGAAGCTCAAGGTTCTTTCTTTAATCCTCAAGTTAATGTAGAACCAAATAGAATGACTGCTACAAATCAATCAGGGTTTGCTTATAATATGCCAGGAGATATTGAATGGCCAGATTGGGCTAGTATGCTTGGCGGTAATCATTATGAAGAGATGAAAAATTATAAAAAGAATATGTCTTGGGGTTAATAAAAAAGGGAGCCAATTTGGCTCCCTCTTCATTTTAGTCGTTAGCAAGTTTCTTAAAAAACTCCAATGACTCATCATCATCATCTTCATCATCAGATGAATACTTTGGCGCATGAGTCGCCTTAAAGGTAGGAGCAGACTCTTCTTCCTGCCATGGAACTTCAGTGTTCTCCGCTGCCTTACGCTTTGCAGGAGCAGAGTCTTCAGCAAGAACCTTAGACAAACGAGTCTGAAGTTCTTCATAAGATTTGAAGTTAGATGGAGCAAGAAATTCCTGAAGTGAATGTTCGCTCTTCCAAACCTTTTCTAGCTCTTCGTCATCCTTAAGAAGTGGACTTGGTTTATCAAACTCAGACTTATCGTAATTGCGATAACCCTCGAGATTACGAATCTTCAACTTGAAGTTAGCACCAGCCCAAAGATCAAAAGGATTTACAGCCTCTTCATCCGCAAACTGTGGCTCCATCGCTTCCTTGAGCTTGTCAAAGATCTTCTTACCGTACTTGTAAAGAAAAACTTTACCCTCATTAGCAGGATTGCCAGAATCGCTGACAACGTAGATATTGCTGATGAAGTGAAGGCGACGCTTCTGCTTACGAGCAATTTCCTTGTTGGCCTCAATACCGGAGTTCCACAACTTAGAATTATATTCTGAAACTGGGTCATTCTTACCAAGAGTGGTCAGAGAATTCTCAATATACCATCCACCTGGACCCTGGAAACCATGATCAAAGATACGAACGAAAGGAACGTCTTCGTTAGCTGGTGGAGGAAGAAACCTAATAACAGCATAACCATTACCAGCCTTATCGACTGTTGGCGCCCAGAAACGATCATCGGCACCCTTGCCTTCGCCGCCTGATAGCTTATTAAGCTCTGATGTTAGGGATTCTAGAGACTTCTTACCTGAAGCTGCTTTGAGGGACTTAAAATCTACCATGTATATTTCTCCGTATTACAGTGTATAACAATTGTATGTTGGGCATTTGTATCGCCCGCCATTATTTAGTATACTCCATATCATTCATAATGTCAAGCATTGTCTGCTTAACTTTCTCATAATCAAATTTGATGAATGAAGTATATTTTACAACCCTCAAT